AAGCTAATAGTCGCCAGCGTCAACCAAGCCGACAAACTGGCCGAGGCGTTGAGCCGGTTCACTGAAGCCTATCGCATGCAAAGCGACCATGACCTTGAGTGCGCCGAGGCTGAAGCGAGCAAAGCCCTGGCCGAATACGAGGCCGCACAATGAGCGAGTACACATTCAGCGTCATTATGACATCGCGTCAATACGGTGAGGAAACGTTCAAAGGCTACGAATCACTCGGCGAAGCCTACGAAGCCTTATCGCGAATTGCGAAATCATGCGCGGATCAGAAAGACGGCGTTCATCGCCAATTCAACGTAGTAATGGAGACAAGCTTGTGAGTGATCCAATCGGAATAGCGACATTCGTACTGCTGGCAATCTGGTTTTGCCGTGATCAGTGGCCGCACATATTCAAGCGGAGGGCAAAATGAGAGCAATACTACCAGCAATAATCGTATCTTTGGGGCTGATTGCCTCAGCACTGTGCGTCCATGCGGATACACAAGAGGCGGACGTTGAGTACTATAATCCAAGCACGGGATATTCTGCGTCCTATACGTTAGACGTCGATGTTGAAGACGGCGTTGTAGAGAGAATAGACTTTCCAAATGGTGGCTACATTTACGTCTATGCTGACATCGAGGATGGAGTTGCTACTGCTGAACACAACGGATGCGAATATGTGATTCATGTCGAAAGCGACGACTAATGAGCTAAATTGCAGGAAATCAACGCGCTACATTCGCTTGTAGCGCGTTTTTCTTGTACTGCCCGCTATCTTGACACTACCTGATTTGGGACCACTGGCCGTCTTTTGAACGCTGGTGCATTTGCCATTCAGCCCAGGGATTCTGCTCCTTTGCGACCTTAAACTTGACGATGGAATCCTCCCATATATGCCGGCCTTTGATCTCGACAAAGCGCAATCGCAGGATCATGGACGATACGACAACAAAGAAGTCCGGGCAGTACCGACAACCATCAGCGAGCTTCAACGTCACGCCCTCGTATTTGTAGGACTCGATTTCGTGATCGCGCTTCATTCTTTCTAAAATCATGGCGTATTCTAGTTCAGCATTCGACATGGAACGGCCTTTAACGGGCATCTGCGGGGTCTGTACAGCGTTTTGGTCCTTGAGTAGCGTCATGATAGCGGCATTTTGATTTAAGAACGATTGGCTCGCCCTGGGGAATTTCTGGCGAAGTTCGGCTTCAGTCATAGCGAGAACGCCTCATATTGTGTAACGGCGCTCCTCAGACGGGCACGCAAGGCCAGCAGATATTCGTGGTCACAGTTTGGATCGGCTTCGTGCATTTCAACCAGCGCCCGGAGAGTCTGAATCTTCTGCCATTTTGCGATCACCTTCTCGCGGTGGGCTTTGTCGTGCTCGAGCGAGTCCCAGTGAACGGATTGTGGTTGCCGCCTCATGGCATCTTGAATTTTTCTCTAAGTTTCTCCACCTCTTCGCTGGCAATCCGTTTTGCGTTAGCGATTTCTTCGTCCGTAGGTTGGCGTGATACTCCCGGCTTCGGATACGACGGTGCCTTCTCCTTTGACCTGACAAACTCGGGAGGCGCGTTTCGGGATTGCTGCCTTTGACTTGGTAAAAACTTTCCTTTTTGCCAGCTCCGGAGTGTGGCTTTCCAGTCAAGAATCGGCTTTCCGCCATTGGTCCAGCCGTTAGCCCGGCCTTTCCAATAAAACCAGTCAGCGTCAGCCTCAGAAATTCCTACCGATCTTGCAAACTCCCTAACTCTTTCCAGACCACTGTCAGTACCATTGTCAATGTCAGGGGTTTGCTCTCGCTTTGCTTGCGCTGTTGCTCCTCCTTTGCTACCAGCTTCCACCCGCTTTCGCCTGACGTCCTCCTCCCTAACCATACGTCGGTTTACTAAAGTGCCTGTTGCATCTCTGCTTGCTACTCCTGATGCTATCAATACGTCGATAGCATCTTTAGCCTCCCCTTCAGTCATTCCGAGTAAACGGGCCAAACCTGAGTTTGACATAGGCCGACCATTTAAGGTGAGCCTGCCGCGTTGCTCAGAACAATGCATGAGGAGTAGTAACTCAAACCAGACACCTCTGTGATGATAAGAAAGTGATTGGATCGCCATGTCCTTGCGCCAATCGCCCACATAAAACTGGATATGCGGCAACGTCACAGTTCATCCCGCCACGTTGGAAATTCCTTAAGTTTCTTGGTCAACCTGCTCTCTGGAATCCCATTGGCATCCTTGAGAATTTCAACAACAGTTTCCGGATTAAACTCTCGCTCTGAAATCAAGACCAATTCCAGTGTTCTTTCCCATGGCGCCGGCCCAAGAGTCTCGAAATCCGAACTGAAATCATGTTGGATTTTGTGACATTCGTCACATAGGACATCCGTTGTTTCAGGCAGATATTCCCACGGTTTGCGGCCAGAAATGTAGAAGCGGTGATGAACGTGCAACGTGGATTCCTTGTCGCAACAAACGTCACACCTCCACTTTGCCAGTTCTAGGCGTTGGAGTCTGAATTTCTGCCAACGTGGATCAAGGTAGTCTGATTTGCTCATCGGTCTTTTGTGGCATTGACTCTTACTTCCTTCTCAAGTTCGTCAGCGCACTGCTTGCAGGCCCGGGCATTGTACGACCACCTGAACCCGCTAATGGTGACGACCTGGGTTGCGGGCTGGCCGCAGATTTCCTTGCCGTCCGACGTCGGGAACTCGCAACGTCCGATTACTTCGTCCATAAACCGTTTTCCATAAACGCATCCAAATCCTTGCGCCGAATCCGCACGAATTTCTTGGTGGGTTTACACGAGCGAATGTGTCCGGCGGTGATATGACGTTCGAGGAAGCGCGTTGTACATTGCAGATATTCTGCGGCTTGCTTTTTGGTCAGAAGTTCGCGGTCTGTTAATGTATCCATAAATAAATCAGGATTGTGACGCAGACGGCTAGGCCGGACAGCAACCAGAAGGCGCGTTTCTTCTCAGCGCGAGTTAGCATCTCGACCTTATTGCGCTGCACCTCGTAAAAGTAACGGCTAATGAAGTGGATCATGCGGCTATGTCTGCCTCCAGATGTTTGATCTTTGCCAAGCGCCGGCGTGGCCGCGCAAGGAGTCCCGCTTCCTGCAAGATGTATTCTAGTTGTGCGCGGGCTGTGACGCTTGGGTCAAACCAGCGTTTTGTTATCTGCCGCTTTAGTTCTGCTTTTTCCTCTGTTGTCATGTTGCTGCCAGTGTTTTTACTACGCTCAGTGTCGTACGATCGTGCCAGTGACCGTCCTCGAAATCCGCATCCGGGTGTATCTCAAGCTTTGTATGGCAAGACGGGCATGTCGCGTACTTCGACAGCGGTAACGCAACCGGAACATCCTCGCCACAGTCATCGACAGGGCACGGATAGTAGTTGTGCCAAGGATCGCTGTTAGTCATGCCATCATAGCCTGTTTTAACTCCCACGGTGGCAGCGCCACTTCGTCGTAAGATTCTGACCACCCCGGCCACTTCCCGCTTTCAAGACAGTTGCGGTAAATCTGGATGTCGCGCTGGTATAGCCTGCGTCCGTAGTTAATGACATCGGCGTTCATAAGAAGGCAGCGCACCAGGTAGGGCGGCGTTTTCTCTACGCAGATAAAAAAGAAGTTTTCTTTCTCGATCCCGGCCAGTTTACAGTTGTCGATGTAGTACGCGGCCTGAACGTGGTATCGGTAGCGCGAGACGTTGCGCTCAAACTGGTCGAGGGCTGCGGACTCGGTTGTTTTCAGATCCGGGATCACGTTGCCTTTCGTGAGCGCGTCTAGGCGGCTTTTACGCAGAGTGCCGCTGTCGTCTTCAACGAAAATGGATTGTTCCGGTGTGCCACCGGCCAGCAGTTTTTTAGCGAATGGATGGCAGTGAACGGCTGAAACCATCGCGTCGATCTGGTCGGATTCCGTTTGGCTGATGATGGGAAGTTGTTTGTGTTGTTCCTGCCATGCCATGCCGTCTTTGGTGGTAAAGCGAAGTCCTTCCGGCTTTACGTGGAATGCGGCTGTGTAGGTGTCTGGTTCGAGCAGCGCCCGGTGAACGATTGCACCGAAACGCATGGCGGGTGTTTCTTCTTTGGTAAGGCCGTACATGTATGCGGCCAGGTGCGCGGGGGTCTGATTGGCGAGAAAGTCCAACATGGTTTTACTGCACCCGTTTGCGGCGTGGTAGCGTTCAGCGGGAACGGAGTAGATTCCTGGCTTAAAGCGATTTTCGCTTACAGCCGACTCGTTGAGCAAACTGTTGAGGTCTTCTGAGAGTTCGAGGGTTTCCTGTGTCATAGATCGACTTCATCTGGCAGCACGATGGCAGGTTTGACGGTTGAAACCTTCTCATCCGGGGCAGATCCTACGGAGGTGTCTTCGACTACGGATAAGCCGCGCAACGCATCGGCAAAGGCATCACGACAGGCCCAGCTTCGTGCCCGCATCTGCAACATTCGTTTCGGGTAAGCGTTGTGAACGTTTTTCCCGTGTAACCCTGCGCGTTTTGCGTCGTTTACGCTAAATGTGCGTTTAACAGGCAGACGCCCGCGCCGATGGACTTCACAGATGGCGGTAAGCTCGTCACCAGTTCCTGCGAAGGTCTCGATGACATCCTGGCAATCGGGATGTTGTAGAACGAGGCCAAGGAGCGCGTCACCCCAGACGCTAGGGCGCCCGTTTGTGACCATGATATTAGTAAGCGACCAGATCGGGGTAAGACCGAGTTCGAGACCGGCCTGTAACCGGATCAAAGCGACTTCTGGCGTGTTAATGTCTTTGAAGGTGCCGCTGTTGACTACGGCCATGCAGAAGCGCCACATACTTTCCATGTCGGAAAAGGTGAGGCCACGGTTGCCAGCCTGGACGATAGCTTTCTTCGGCTTCCTGACGCGAAGGGCTTTGTTATTAGCGTGTTCCTGCGCCGGTGCTTCTTCGTTCATTACTGCTAGTTGGTTTTCTTCGGTCATAATAGTTTTCTGATTTCGCGTAATAGTTCGTAGGCAACCTGGCTTTGAATGCTGTTACCAAGTGCCTTCAGACGCGATACGCGATCTTTCACGCCCTTGCTCACTCTTGGGACTCCTTCCCATTCGTCGGGGTATTGCCAATAGCCGTGTAGTCCTTCGGGTAGCCGATGAGCCACTCCACGAACTGCGGGTTCAGGGAGCCAAGTTGCCACTCCTCCTTCGTGGTTCCGCGAATCCTTGTATCGTTGCCCAGCATCGCCTGCATATTCCCATTCGGAGTTCCCGCTGCGTCCTCGTTTGCTGATGGACTTGGCAACAATCCACAATCTGTCTCGTCTGTGTCTGGCATCGACGGCACAAGCCGGAATAACAAACGACCTTGTGGCGTAGCCGATTCCTTCCAGGTCAGAAAGCACGTTGTCGAGTTCCATCGAGATGAAGCCAGCAACCTCCTCGATAACAGTCCAAGTGGGTCGTGCTTCGCCAATAACGCGGAACATCTCAGGCCAGAGCGCACGGTCATCTGCCGAGCCTCGTCGTTTCCCGGCAACGCTGTAGGGCTGACAAGGAGGACTCCCTGTGATGAGGTCAACTCCCCGGAAATTGGTTCCGTCGAAGTCGAAGATGTCGGAGTGGATGGGAACTCCTGGGAAGTGCTTTGCAAGCACTCGCTGTGCGTATCGCTCAATCTCAACAAATCCAAGTGTGCGGAACCCGCTCCATTGGGCGGCAAGTCCCCAACCGGCAATTCCAGAGAAGATGTCGAGGTGCGTCGGTTGACTTCCTGTTCCAGTGTCGGGCGAAAGTTGGGGCTGCTGTAGCCCCCGATCTTGTTCGCTCTTGGTGTCGGCCACATCATACTCCGTTCATTGGCTTGATGGTGCGCTTTGCGAGAAACGATTCGATGTCGCAGGCGCGTACGGTGTGAGTCTTAGCCGATAAGATGATGATTGGCAGATTGCTGCGAATCCATTCCGGCGACTTATGAAGTAGCTTCGCGGCGGAAGGCACAGGAATGGTTTCAAGTTTGCGTAACCGCTCCAAGATTTGCGATGCCTCGCGTTCTAATTGACTAAGGGCAGTCATGTGGCCCTCCAGACGATGCAGGTTCGGTTCGTCGGCCCTTCACGACGTTTGCCGCTGTCGAACACAAGCCCCTTGCGAACCAGCGGCGCTATCCTTGGCGTAATCGTGTTCCAGTCTATGCCTGTTACCCTTACCAACCCGTGATTGGTCAACCCGTTGGGATGCTCGCGTAACGCTGATAACACGACAGCTTCAAGCCGGTTTGCCAGTTCCTTGCGCACGAATGCCGCTGACAGATGCGAGGTATCAGGATCAGTGGCACGCGCATACGCGAATAACTCGCCATAACTGGCGTGTTCGTTTGCGGCGTAGTGAAGGTGCTTCACGCTGGCAGTTTCGCTTTTTGCTTCAGATCGCGTTCGATCTTTTCGTCCGCTGCGATCAAGACCTCGATGTAATTTGAAAAACTACGGCGTGCCTCTCGCGCTCGTTGTTCCCCTTGTGCGAGCAAATCCGACGACAAACTAATCGTCGTACGTTTTTTATCACATGCTGAGCTTGTGCGCGTTTTCATATTTAGTATGATGTGAGTAATACGAAGTGTGCCGTATGCGTCAAGCATTAGTTTGGAAAATAAATGTTGATTGAATGTGAAAGCGTCATACGATGTATGCACTTTATGAAGGCGAAGATGATGAAACGACGGCACGAAATGGCCGTGCGCACGACGATCAGTATGCCGCCAGTGATCTATGATGCTGGCCGCGAACGAGCACGGCTCCGCGCCTTCGGCTCTTTTTCCGATTACATCCAGGCGTTGATTCGAGCAGATCGAGAAACTGCTAAATGAGCACCAGCAGGGCGACCATTAGTATCGATGCAGACCTTTTCGAGAAGGCACAAAGGCGTGCAAAAGCCCTGAACTACCGAGGCGGCTTTTCGGAATACGTTGCGTTTTTGATAAGCAGGGACGTAACCGAGCGACCAAAGCACGTCGTGGTGAGGGAAGAAGTTTCACCGAAATACCGAACAAAGAAAAGAAAACCAATTAAATGAAAAAGGCGAGTGATTGGGTTCAGCGCGGATACAGCAAAGTGCGGCAAGCCAGACGACGCGGCTTATTGATTCCGCAACCTTGCGAACGCTGCGGAAACTCAAAAGTTGAGGCGCATCACGACGATTATTTCAAGCCATTAGATGTTAAATGGCTATGCCGTAAACACCATCTTATGCGTCATAAAGAAGAAATTGGTTGGCGATTACCGCGCCCGATTGTTCAGCCTGTTAAGGTAAGAGGAGAGGCAAAAGTCAGCACGACGTTCAGAGTCACCAGCAAGATGAACTCCGAAGTCGAAGCACTCGCCAATCAGCGCAGCCAAACGGTGAGTTTAATAGTTCGCGAAGCCATTGGCGAATACCTGGAAAAACGAAAGAAAAAGCCGAAATAATCTTTACAGCTAAAACGATTACGTTACGTTACTCACATGGAAGAACCGAAAAATCCAAATGCTGTTGCGCTGGGAAAAATGGGTCGCGGCGTACCTAAAACCATGTCTGCGGCAGCAATGAAAGCACGCAAACGCGCCGCCAAGTTCCCACGGCCAAGTCGCAGGAAGGAAAATAAGCCAAGTGAACCAAACTGAACTACAGCCACTCCTACAACGCGAACCATTCAGACCGTTTGGCATCCGGCTGACCAACGGCGAGGAATACCAATTCCTAGAATCGCGTGACCTTGGCGCACCGCGCAAAGTCAATCACACCATCTATTACTTCGGCGGTGAACACGCGGTCTTGATCGACGTTGCCCACATAACGGAGATTTTCCATCTGTGAACACAGAACCCAAACCCGCGACAGGGGAAGAACAAGACGACATAGATATGGGCAGGGTTCCTCCTGATCTTGGTTGCGAACCCGCGACAGGAAAATGGACGGTGGAAACCATTAGGGGATGGTCGCATCACAGCATTTGCGAAGCGCACAACGCCGCACTCGCCGCAGAGCGTTACGAGAGATTGTGCGGGCAGAAAAACCATAATCGAGAACTCGCTGGCGAATGGACGGAAGGCAAGGTATTCGCCTATTTCGAGAGCGAAGATTTTGCCGGACTAGCCAAAGCAATCAACGCCGCGCTCGACGCCGAGAGGGATGTATCCCGTGCAGAGCGGAACAATGCAGTCAAGCAGTTGACTATTGCGAGGCAACTCCGCGCAGAACTGGCGGATGCCGCAGGCGAATGGACGTCAGACGGCGACGATCTGGTGATTGGGGATAGCTTGAGAATCCGGTTACACTCCGCAACAGCCAAAGCCATATCCGACGCGCACAACGCCGCACTAGCCGTTAGACGTAATTTGGCTCTGCGCCCTGCACCATAAACAGGAACACAAGAGATGCGCTTAGGAAAGATTCATGTTCGGCAGTATTCGGACGGCAGGTGGGGTTATGACAGCTACTCGGGCGGCAAGCGCAAGATGGTGCGATGCAAGACCAAGGAAAAAGCGTTGTCCCGCGCAATGGATGTGAACGTCCTCATGGCCAACGGGCGCGTCGATCTGCTTCAGGGAACACCCGCTGAATGGGAAGAATTCAAGAAGTGGAAATCCGCCTGCCGGAACAGTTCAACCCTTGGCGATGCGTGCAAAGAGTTCGTCGCACTTAAAAAGGCGAAAAGCACCGCGTACTACCGGAAGTTGAAAAACGACCTGACCCTTTTCGAGCAGTTCATCGGGTCCACGCAACTCATCGGGGAAATCAAGGCGCTGGACATTCAACGCTTCATTCACTCGCGCAATGTCGGGCTGCGCCGGCAACTCAACCTGCGCATGTCGGTAATCGGGCTGTTCCTGTGGGCGAAACGCATGTCGTACGTTGACCCTGACCGCATGACTGAAGCGGAGAAGGTTGAACCAATCGAGAAAGTGCCGGGTCAACCCAACGTCCTGACCCCGGATCAGATGCGCACACTACTTGATAACGTGCGTGAGGAATATCTGCCGTGGCTGTGCGTGGCTGGATTTGCCGGTGTGCGCAGTGAAGAGATAGCGCCCGAACACGATTCCAAAAAATCGCGGTTAAAGTGGGAAGACTTCGACTGGGACAACCAGGTCATCATCGTCCGGGCGCAAACGGCCAAGACCCGTGAAGAACGCGAAGTGCCAATTTCGCAGAATCTCGCGCAATGGCTCGAGCCGTATCGCCACGCAAAGGGGCCAATCTGCGCCCTGCGGCCCTCCAACTACGAAACCGCACGTCTGGGCGCATTCATCGGCGGCTGGAAGCACAACGCGCTCAGGGACTCGTTCTGCAGCTATCGGGCACGCATCACGCAAAATGTTCCACAAGTTTCGTACGAAATGGGAAACTCGGTTTCGATGGTGAAGAGATCCTACCACCGGCGCCAACCGATCCAGACCGCGCAGCAGTGGTTCGACATCAGACCTCTTGAAGATGTGAACGTGGTAGCTTTTTCACAATAAAAAAAGTAACCGATTTAAACGAAAATGACACGTTACCTGATGCCGATTCGGACTTTAATCGCCGCTGTATGCTAGGTGAGTGAATTTTAGCTAGGGGTCACAAGGGGTTCAAGTCCCCCCCCGAGCACGACTGAACCACCACCAAATAGTATCAAATCGTATCACTTTATGAGCAACGTTCAGGACCAAATCGGCAAGATGCTGGGTGCCATGCTTGAAAAAGATGACGTGGGAGGTGGGTATAACGCCACGATCAGAGGCAAGAAATACTGGTTCCCGAGCTTGACTCATGCGTTTGACGCAGCCCGACACGGGATCGGGGAATACGAGGTTAAGCCGGTGAAAGATCCGGATCTTTCGTGACCTTCTCGATGGCGCCCTGGTCGAAATTCCGCATGTGATAGACATTCCCGGCGTCGAACCAGACGCAAATGATCCGGCTGCTGCTGGCGTTGTCCACGACCATCTGCGGACCACTGATGCCCTTGAGTCGGACGACATCGCCGGGGGCGAAGTCTTCAAACTCGTGCCATTCTTTCGTAATCGTCTTTTCGAGTTCCATAATTTTGTGTTTTACCTATGAGAAACGTCGTCTTGACAATGGCTTTACGCAAAACAAATTGTATGCGTGACGCAAGTGGAACTGATCAAATATTCAGCGACAGTTGCGTCACAACAACCGAGCGAATTGGAGGGCCGAAGTAATAAACTGCTTCGGCTCTCGTCTTTTACGGAACTACAAAGGCGCTTTTCGCCCCACGTTCCCATCTCACCTGCCCCTGAAACTAACATGCAAGGCAGGATACCCGTAACGCTAAACGGGGAAAACCACGCGAGGGGTAAGAGTTTGAGGACTCTACTCGGCGAGGCAGGATCACGACAAAGACCGTCTAACAGGGTGGTGACCGAGAGCGGAGTGATTTTGTCTGGACTATTGGTTAATCAGTAGTTCCAGATGTCGGCTCCGAGGTCCAAATCCTCGGCACAATGCTAGAAACAGTGTGAAAGGCCGGACACTCGCCCTTGATGGGCGAGGTGTCTGACTTTTCACGTAGCTAGGAGTACAGAAGAGGCAGAGAAGAAAAAGCAGAAAAGAATGGAGAAAATCAAATTCGCCCGAATTGAGTTTGACGGTGGAACAAGTTGCAATGTCCCGGCAATAGGATTTGGCAACGGCTACGGCTCATACCAGATCGACAATGACCCGATTGTGAAACTTTCTTTCGAGTGTCCGATGAGCGCCAATGCCGCAGAAGTTTTGACCGTTTTCTTCGCTATCTGCGATGCCAAAAAGCAGGGCGCTACATCGCTACTGGTAGTGGGCGATTCACAGATCGCTCTTAAATGGGTGAACGTCGCCACTGGTCAAAGAAAACCGACAAAGATCAGAAAGACGAGTCAAGGGTTTCAGCAGGCGATCAACTTTCTCTTACGGGCCGCACGCGGACTGGACATCAACACGCAGTGGCAACCCCGTGAAATCTCAGTCGCCACTTTCGGGCATTGATTCCGCACGCGAGCTAATCATTTTTCAAAAAGGTTGCGTATTCCCTTTTGTTAGTGTAATTGGGGCGCGAAATGAGAGACGTTCTTTGGATTCTACTGATCCCGGTGTGTTTGATAATTGGCCCTTGGATCTCCGCGTTGCTATGGTGCCTATTCATTGGGTGGCCGTTCCAACTCATTTGTTTCCTCGCACGAAAATCATGGCAACTTATTGCCGAGGCGGTGGCAAGTAGTTCTGTTCAAACTTCTGTTGCGCCTGCGGCACCACGTACGGTTTACCGCGTTCCTGTTGCGGATTGATCCCAAGGAACTCCGCACCGCCCTCAAACGCAGTTTTACCCAATATCGCTGGATGTTGTTGAATCCCTCGGAATATCGCGTTGATGTCAGTCGGATTTATGCCCGACTCCCGCAAGCCTTCGTAAAATGCCTGAACGCCGTGTCCGATAAAGATCGGAAAATGCTGTCCCCAGTATTCAGGACTTGCTATCCCTCGCAGCAAACGATTTTGTCCAGTATATAGACTTGAGTACCTAGGGGCGTATTTTGTCCCAGGATCGGTGCTCCAAGGAACAGGCCGTCCAAACACGTCCCTCCCAGTTGTCAGTTCCTTTCCCAGGCTGATCGACGGAGTGGCCTTGTATTCAGTATAACGCCCAAAAACTTCCTCAGACGTCCTCTGTCCGAATTTCTGTTTTTGATACGGGCTTGCAGCGGCAAAAGTGCGTGCCAGCATCTGCAAGACTTCCATCGAGCCGCGAGTCTTGATGTAGTAGTCCCCCAGCCCCGGTATTTTCACCCGGAAGGCCCAATAATCGGAGCGACCAGGATCGGTGAAATTCACCCGCGATTTTGACCCCAGCCATCTGTTAAGCTGATCATTCAAGACCAGTGCGCTTGCGATACCGCCCATCCATTTACCTGCCGACCACATCCGGTTACTGGCTGCAATCCGTGCTTCTGGTGTAGGTGGAGGCCTGCGCAAACTGACGCCTCTAATATCGGTATCCGGCAACAGTTTACTCGCGGTGTGGATCGCAGCCTGAGAGTACGTGCCAATCGTTTTAATCGGATCAACGGTGGTTTTCCACCACCGCGAGAAATTCAATTGCGCCGCAAGTGACGCCGCGTTTACGAGATCAGTAAAGGGACCGTAACCCATTTGTCCTTTGGCCGGCGCACCCACGGAATTTGCCGCTTGTTGTGCTATGTCTTTCAAGACCGTCTTATTATCGCGCCATTCGGGCGGCGCGTTATTGCGAAGGTCTTCCGCCTTCTCGTACATCAAGGGTTTCAGTGCCGCCTCCATCGCCCGTCCACTCCAACTTCCCAGTTTAAACCCAAGCACGTCGTCAGTCGGCCCGATGGGGAGTCCAACGTCCTGCCACGCCTGGTAGCGGTCTTTCCCTGCAAGATCGGCCATGATCGCGTCCATCTGTGTACGCGAAAGCGCCCCGATCCCTCTGGCGTACATCCTCACGTATTTTCCTTGTTCGCCTACTGTGAACAGGTAATCCACAGGATGAATCGCAGCGATCACCGGCCCGTGTATTGCAAGCGTTGTCCCGCGCACAATGTTACTCGCCAGTCCAGCAAGTTTAGCCAGATCAGTCTTACTCGCCTCGTTGAGATACCTGCGGTTATCTGCAAGGAAACGCGCCCGATCCTTTTGCAGTTTCGCCACGTCAGCAGCCACTACGCGCACCGCTTTCGGTTTGTTCAGGATATAGGACAACTGCCGCTGCGAGATTTTCATCTCGTCCGACATCTGCTTAATCGCGTCAGGGAACCCGATGCCCTTATTGATGAAGTTTTCCTTGGCGTAGCTGTACAGATCGGAAATCAGTTCAGGCGTAATCTCGCGGTCTAGATCGGCGTTACTCGCCCCTTCGATAAAACATGGTTCTACGGGCATGGCGCCACCTTTCTCTTAAAATCTTCCATTCTTGACGCCATCTGTTCCTTAGTCGGCACAGGACGTTTTGGCAGGTTCTTGTCCATCGCTTGCTGCAACTTATCCACGGCAGCTTTTTCGGCCTGCGCTGCCTTCTGAGCTTTCTGCGCACGTCGGTATAAATTGCTCCTGATTTCCGGTGGAACAGGGCGCCCTTCGTTGAGTTGCGTCATCTCCTTGTACATTCCAGCGTACGTGGATAGGTCGGGCGGATACGCCCCTTGAAATCCGACCATGATTCTCTGCGCTAATCCGCCGGCAAGCGGTTTAACGTCCTGCAAGAACTGTACGTGCGCGTTCTCAGCCGCGTCAGCAGCAGCTTTTAACGTCGGGTCACCGGGATTGGCAAACGATGCTTGTCGTGCTTGCGCAGCACCTTCGGCAAGCTGGTCATTGTAAGCGTGCAAAATGGCAGTATCTCCACCCTGCACTGATCCATTACGAATCCGGCGTGCCGCTTGAAACGCTAAGTTTGGATCTTGTGCAAGACGTGCCCGTGCTTCCTCCGCTGCTGCCCGTGCGGTGGTTCCGGTGCCCGTAGCCATAGCTTCGGGTGGCAGTTCGCCACGGTAAATCTGTTCCTCCACGTACCGGTTGGCGATTCCGGGCGGATTGCCTTCAGGACTTGCAACTTGCGGAGTCACGCCCGCGTAGCGTTCATCTCCGGGCGGAATAGATACTGGTGGCGGAACTTGTGATGCACTTGCCGCATCCGCTGCCGGTGTGCTGCCGTTCGGTCCAACTAACGGCGTTCCTTTCAGTGGCGTCCCTGGTGGCGGTGTCGGGAATAAAGGTTGCGCATTGGGGCTTTGTGCCATGTCCGTCTGGAGTGGCATCTGGAAGTCCGGTGCTTGCGGTTGCGGTCCAAGTTCAGGGTTGAACGGCAACGGTTGCCCGATGTTCCCTAGCGTCTGTTCAATCGGCGGTGCTGGCGCTAATTGCGGTGGTGGTTCTGGTGGCGTGTCCTGCATTGTGAACCGTCGTTCTGCATACTCCGGTGGGATTGGCGGTGGTTGCGCTGCCTGCGCCTGGGCAAGATTGATCTGATCGACTAACGAAATATCTGCCGGCGTAGGCCGTAACGGACTCTCTGAAAACGGAAGGTGCAACAATGGCAATCCGGCCATCGCTGTCCCTGTAACTGATCGTGCCTGCGCTTCTGGTCCGTATTCACCGCGCCATTCAGCCCCCAACTGGTTCTCTCTCTCAACATCAATAGGTTCCGCACGCGGCAGGATAGCCATGTGTACAAGATCGGATAAAGACTGCGGCACTACGGCTTCCGTCGCGCCCACGATATACGGCGCCATTCCCGACGCTGGTGCTTCAGGGAACTCTCGTCCCGGAGGCAACCCTGCTTTCATCCGTTGCAAATCCAACCCGCCGCCTTCCGATGGAGTTACGACTTGTGTCGGTAGGACAGGAACTTGCGCGTCCGGCAGATCAGCGAATGCTCCGGCCACTCCCGGAAGATCATCGAACGCGCCCATGCCTTACAATTGTCCGCCAGTTAATTCGTGGAACCTTTGCTTTACCGCCTCTGGATCTTTCCCATTCGCAATAGCGTCCTGTGCCTGCTGCCTGAGTTGAAGCACCGTTGGTTGCGTCCCTTGGGGTGGCGTTGGCGTTGGAATACTCTGACTGTACGGCGGCGGTGTCGCTGTAGGAGTCGCTGTTGAAGCTGGTGGCGGAGCACTCGGACCGGGTTGTAATCCCTGCGCCTGTGCCGCCTGATCGACATCATTCGGTGACACACTGCGTTGCGGCCTGTAACTGCGTCCCTGTAACGCCCGACGTAGTTGTTCCAGTGTGTCCCGTTGCACAATCACTGGTTGATACGGTTGCTGTGTCTTTGGATCAGTCCCCGTAGGACTCACCTTGATGTCAGTCGGCTCGTCTCCGGGACTGACTGGAAGATAATTGGTTGGATTTCCTTGCTGATCCACTGGTCCTGTTTGGCCTTTTGCCCATCCGGGATCGCCACCGGGCACATAACCCATCCCTTGATGTTGCGCCGTGTCGGTAATGGATTGCGGTGGCAAATTCATCTTCGCGGCAATGGCAGAGGCTACGCTGGCGGAAGGTGGCGTAGTGATGTTCCCCTGATCCGCTACGATCTGTTGCCCGAGTCTGGAACCCGCAGGCACCTGAACGGGGTTGCCGTCTGCGCCAAGCACCGGATCTCCGTTCTCGTCCGTCACCGTAACCATGCTGCCTCCTCTGGCACCACCACGATAACTGCCGCGTCCACCAAGATCAGCACCGGCGTTGTAATACCGCGCCATCGCCTGATGCAGCGCATCAACATCCGTGTCCGGCGTCTGATCCTGAATCCGTTGCGCAAGATCACTCGCGGCTTTCTCCGACATTCCTGAGTAATCACCCTGCGGCAGCACCCCGGCGTTTTGTGCCGCCTGTATGTATGCCGCGCTGCTATTCCTGTCCTGTTGCGCCTTGATTGCCGCAGTCAACGCTTCCTGCGTCTGTTGCTGCTGCAGGCGTCGGTTGTTTAAGATCGCCGCCAGCGTTGACCCAATATCCGGTGCGTGAAGTTGCTGCGGTGGTCCCCACCCTGCCGTTAATGGTTTCGCGTCTTGTTCGAGAAAGGCCATTATGTGATCTCCTTTAGCTCAATGCCGATACGACTGTAGAAGACGCCCAGCTTGCCATTTCCGTAATGGTAAACCGCGTCAGGTCTTACCTTCTGCACCTGTTGAGCAATCGCACCGCGCCAGCGTTTACCCTGGTAGTCGTATTCAACGACCTCAACCCCGTCAGGTGTCTCGATTCCCGTGCGCGTAACATTTATTTTTCCACTTTGATCGCTGTACTGCGGGTATCCAAACGCACCTGCCGCTCCACCCACGAGTGCACCTCCTGCGGCACCGTAGACTCCACCTATTGAACCGTATTGTGCGCCTGTGGCGGCACCTGACAGAGCAGTCTGCCAAGGGTTGCCGCCGCCCTGATTGTTAGCCGCCAACTGGTTTTGGAAGTTGTTTAGGCCGAACTGAAGTGCCTGTGATGGCGCGTTGGGATTCACATACTGCATGGCACTTGGCGCCGTTACTCCCTGTATCTGGTTGATCGCCCCAGTCACGGAATTACTGGGCTGGATATACGTGCCGGCCAGTCCATACGTCTGCATCTCAGGCGTCTGCTGCGACAGGAACTGGTTCGTCGCCTGTTGCCGTTGTTGCTGTAACTGCTGCCCACGCTGCCCCGTGTACACCGCCGCCGCCATGTCCTGCGCTTCCCCGTAACTCAGTGAAGGCGAACGCGAGAGAATTGCCTGTGTCGTCTGATGCAGCATCTCGGGACTCATTGTCTGTCCCCGCAAGGTATCCCCTGTCACCTGTTTCCCGAGTGCCTGATACGCGGCGTTCTGCGTCGGATCGATGTAGCCCCTGCTCAGTGCCTGCTGCACCTTGTCGCCCAACCCCTGATGTAACGCCAACCATTGCGGATCACGACGTTGCAACGCCGACAACTGCTCGTTCGCTAACGAAGGATCAAACTGATGCTGTAAACCTAGTGCCTGCTGCGTGAACTGCGGGCTGTATTGCTGCCTGTATCCCAGTTCCGCTGCCAGTTGCTTAGGAAGAAATTCAAGATTGGTTTTTATGCCTTCCTTGTACAGCTTCCCGTAATCCGGCGCTTTAGTTGTTGGTTGCTGCTGTGCCATATAGTTTCTCCTTCTTCATTCTTTTAGCGCCCCTGATCTTTTCAAAGCTCCGCCAAAACTTCGCAATGGGGTAAACGTGAAGTTTTCCCTCGTAATGCCTGAACATCGTTACCGTCTTGCACTGCGGGAATAACGCCTGACATATCCCGCGTAACGCCAAGCACGCACGCTCGTCGCCAGATTTGTCTATCAGTAAATCAATATGTAAGCACGTACCTCCCGCGTTGAAGTAGTAGGGCAAACACCCCATGCCAGGACGATCCACTGGTCGTCCTGAACCTAATGCCACAATCTCGCCAGACTCGTCCACCACCACCGCAGCGAACCCGTGCCCGATATACCACGCCATCATCCCCAGCAGATCCGGCCACTGATTCGCGTCCTTGTAGTTCTTAGCTACGAACTCAGCGAAGCGCATGGCATCTCGACGTAAAGCGAATGGCATATTCAAGGGAAAGTTGGTAAATCCGTTGGCGGTTCTATGACACCGATGTTTGGGATGCTTTGGAGACGTAGAGTGTCCATGAAATAGGTGATCCGGATACTGCGTATCGCCAGTTTATCCGATAGCGTGGTGATCGAGAATTGCAGTTCCCGCCACGTCCCGTAACGCTGCAAATCAAAGGCCCGCCGCAAGAGTCCCGGCGAGTTCGACAACTTGGGGAAAGTGTTCCCGCTAGTACTTGGCCCCAACGTGAATGGCAACCGTAACCGTGGTTCGCTCAAGCTGGAGAACGGCGGCGCTATCGTGTCGCTTCCCGTGATGGGATCGCGCATCGTCACCATGTCGATGATCACTTTGATTATCACCTGTTGCGCCACTGATTCGTCAAACTCGAACTCGACGTTCAACCCCGTCTTGTAAGAGTACAGATCCCCGCCAGTAAACGCCCGCGTCACAATCTGTGTCGTCAGCGGAACGCCGCGTCCTGACTGCGGAACAAGATCGTCGTAGCTAGTGTCCGTCTCCTGATCCAAGCTGATGTCGTCCTGCCATTGCAACACACGCCCGTGCCCTCCGCGCCAGTCGCCAAGAATCAGTTTTGAATAAGACCCGAGATCGGTGCGCCTGGAAAAGCAGGTCGGTGCCCAACTCCATACCCCGCACCAACTGTTCGTCAGCATGTTGTAAGCCACTGTCGCATTCGGCAGCAACCCCCCGTCCACCCCGCGCGTACTCGGGTACGCCAGAATGTAATGCTCGTTGTGATACATGGCGCAGCAGGTGTCGATGTGCTGGATGTTGATCTGATCCAAAACATCCTGAATCGGCAGACTCATCGCCTGCCCCACTTCTTGCTGCGTCTCGGCGGCAAGCACCCTACGAATGCTGTGAACCTTCTTGTCCCCGTCCACGAAGAACACGTCGCTGCCCGGTGTCGTAGAGCCACCTCCCACCTGTATTGCGCTCCTCGGCGCCGGACACCCGATTAGCTTATGCAACTGCCGCACCGCGAAACTCGCCACGAGCAGCGTCGGATCGGTAGGATCAGGGTTCTGCGTCGGATCGCAGTTGATCAGGTAACAACTGTTCTTTTTGAAGATGATGGCGTTAAGATCCGTCCATGCGAGGATTCCCGTGATGGGATCACTCTCGCCCCCGCCTATCCGCGTCTTTTGGTAATCCGCATCCCAACTCGTCCCGTCAAAGAAGTCACTGAAATACACCGCGTCAGGCTCGCTTGAGATGCCAGAAGCGATTAACCGGTTCTGGAACCAGAGAAGCACACTCACGTTCTGTGGTGGTGTTGTCCGTGTCGTGTGAAAGGTTCCGTTGAACGAGTCCAGAATCGAATAGCTACCAATCTTCATCAGTGTCCCCGGCCCCGTCGTTGAACTCGTAGGAACCCCGCCAGTCCAAGCGTAAATCGGCCCTACCCCGTCAGTAAAGAACAGCGAATCGTTGCCCTGCGCGAATGTCACGAAGGCGTTCACACCACCTGCTCCTACCCAGTCGGGTTGCATTGCCCCCGTAAACGTAATCTGTGTCGTTGGCGCAGTGCCAACGTGTGACGAAATCGTGTGCGTGATGTTCTCGCTTTTAATCACGAACTTTTCGGTGTTGAACACTTCCCCGTTGTATCCGCTAATTCCGATAGTAAGCGTGCTTGCAGGATACCGATTCCCCGGTGTCGGATTATGAACCGTGGCAGGCCGCAACACCGTGAACGCCCAGTTATCCTTCACGTCGAACACCAACCCGGGATCTTCCAACGTGATCGTGTTCGTCCCCGGCGTCCACGTCTTGATCGTGTACTCGAAGTAATCCGTGCGCAGATTGTTGGTGAAATACAGCTTCTCACCCGCCGCCAGTAATGGCGCCGCCACCGCAGGCAACCCGTCCACCACAATGTCTGTCGTCCCTGCCGGGTATCCAGGTGGCACTACAGGTGGCCCCGCTGAACCCGGTTGGTTGATCGCCCCCGTTCGAGCGATCACGATGGCTTCACCGTCCGCCGTCCCGCCTAACCCGATCTGAGTCCATGTATCCGCAGTTTCGTTCCATGCCCACAGTTTCGCGTTATTCGCGGCGACAACGTAGTTCGCCGTGGCAGTCTGATAACTCGTTAAACCCTGGATAATTGTGTTCGCCACGTTGGACGGAGAAGGCGAAGTCCCCAACCCGGGGTTATACATCATCACTGTCCCGCGACGTGTCCGGGTTTTCCCCAACTTATCGACATCACAGTTTCCCAGCACCTTGCTCTGGTTCGCCGCCAACAGGTTCGCCCGCAGATTACTGAACATACCGCCGTCCCACGCCGGCACCTGATCCTGCATCAGCGTGTCATCCGTTGAATCAAGGAAGAAGTTTACCTTCCCGTACCCAAGATTGATGTCGCTGCCGTAAAGTTCAGTTGCCATCAGCGTTGCCCATCCCGTTCCAAGTCTCTCAGTCGTTTATCGAACTCTTCTAGCTTACGTTCCTGCCGTGCCTGCGTCCGTTCGTATTCCTTGTGGAACAAATCGAATGAGAGCGTGCCTGTTGTGTCCATCCGTTTTATGATCGGTGCCGTTTCACTCTTCCACGTAACCAGGTCGTTGATCTTCGCCTCGCGCCCACCGAAGAAGAAGATGACCGCTCCCGCCGCGATGATCCCGGACACAATCGTTCTAGCAGCCCCCAGCCATAAGCGTTTGGTATCTTCAGGCATTTCATCTAATCAACACCCAGTAACCACCACAGCGTTAAGATGACTGCAGCAATCGTTATCAGGCCGATGATAATTCTGGTTGTGAGGATCATTGTTGGAGTTGCGATTGGACCATCGTCGCAGTGCCCGCGAAAGCTGTTGAGCCATTGAAAGATAAACCGATCACGGTCGCGGTGTTACTGGCAAATCCGCTGGAAGGCGATGGCGACCCGATCACGATAAATCCTCCAGCGTTGTTGAATAAGCCTGTGGTCGCTAGATTGTGTGTCCCACGACAGATGCCCTGCATCACCGCCGAAGTACCGCTGCCCACGGTGCGCCATGTTGCGATCACTTCAAAGATGCCGGTATCAGCAACCGCAGTGCCTGCGCCAAAGGTAAACGTCTGGATCGCAGCGTCCCCCGTCGTCCCGAGAGTGCCTACCCGTAACGTAATCACAATGGCGCCTGTCCCGGCACTCTTGGTCATGTCGAACACGCACTTGTATTGCCCCCCGGCCTTGAAGTCTCCTGCTGTAACCGTGATGTTGGAACCGGCAACGTAAATGTCACTGGTTGAAAAGGTGGCCTGACTCGTCGTGGAGGAATTAACCAGCTGCGCAGGATAAGACGCGAAATTAGTGGCGTCACTGCGGATCGTGTACCCCACAGCCCCGGCAGCGTTGGGATACGTCGGGGTCGTAAGCACGTAGTTTGAACCATTACCGGCAAGGAGTTTACCAGCCCCCGGCGCACCGGTAGGGAAAGTCGCCGTTGAAGTCGTGTAAACCGTGCCGTTGCCCATCAACACCTTGCCCGACGCTGCCGCCGCGCCAACCGTGATTCCAGTGGTAAAGTCCGGTGAAGTCGCTCCGCTGAACAGCAACGCCCCTGTCCCGTTTTCGTCAGTCATTAACGTCCGCAGATTCGCGCTGCTGGGAGTTGCCACGAAAGCATCAAACCCGGATGCGCGGGTAATTGCCGCCCATGTGTCCAGATCAGTGTCCCACGCTTCCACGTTGGTCCCGATGGTGAGCGAGAGATCGGTTTTAAGTTGCGCGGCTGTCTTGGCGGAAACGACATTCGTCGCGCTGATCTCCGGGAACGTGATCGCGGAAGGATTTGCCAGGGTGAAGAAGCTCTGCCCTACGGTCGAGCCACCCAAACTGGTGAGGCCCGTTGCAGCAACCAGCCCGGTTGATCCACCATCCCATTGCCGGGTCTGGGTAAACGCCGTGTTCCAGTTGGTGGAATTATCAGTAATTGTCGTCAGCGCACCTGTGGTGGTTGTGCTTTTCAGCAGTCCCGTTGATAACGTGCTCAACGCAAGTTCGGCTGATAAAGTGCCGTCAGGCGTTTGGGTGACGTATGTCGCTGTCGTCGGCGCACCGCCGCTTCCAAAGCCCGTGACGGTAGATCCAGCCGCCGCCGTAATGGAGCCACCGCTATTAATCGTGAGACTCGCCCCGCTCGGCACCACATTGCTTCCCGGCATAGTGTGCGTCTGCGCGTTGGCAATCACCGCCCACGCAAATAGGATCACAATCACAACCCCGATGATCACGATTGCCGGAGTAAGAAAGTCTCGGCGCGGCGGTCGCGCTGGCGGTCTTTGAACAGGACGAATATCGCACCTTTCGTCCATTGGATTATTGCATCCGTGTATTAAGGGTTCGTCCATTGGTCTACGTCCGCCCATACGCCCGTGCTCGTGTTTCGGGCTTGCAGTTTCCCGCCGCCGGCTAAAGCTACCCATCGCAGGTCGCTTCCCTGCACTGTGCCTATCTGCCGTGCCTGCACGTTCGCCCCGCCGTTTATGGTGAAATCGCTTGTGCCACCAACGAATGCGACAACCGTGCGCCACGTTATATCGGCAGTAGCGTAATTGGATGGGTCATTAACGTCGTTGACCCGCGTATACCACAGAGATGCAGGCGCACGTTCCACATCATATTGCCGCACTTGGAACGGGCACGCGCCGGTCATGTTAATGCCGTTCTTACAATGCCAGTCCACGATCCGGTCTATTAGGATCATGTGATAGGCAGCACCAAATTCCAGCGCGTAAACGCACAGCGCACACGTCATATTGATGATGTGGCTTAGTTCGCCCATCCGCACACCAGTGTAGAAATTCCAGACGTTAAGGGTGTCGGCCTGTTGCAGAATCCCGTAATTGTTCGGCGGCAAAATCAACCCGTAACTTGTGCTGGTCGTAGGCTGCACAGAATCGTTTTCGCCCACACCAGTTCCCGCCATTATCAGAATATCGCCCCGCAGTTCCACGACACTAAAGTGGCTCAAGTTTACGCACGTAATCTGCGGGTTTTGAACCGTCTGGAAGATCATGTTCTCGAAACAAATATCCAGGTAACTCAAGTCCAGCCCCGCAGTGCCCACTGTGCCCGGTGGCCCTTTGCCGCCGATGAACGATGGTTGCGTGCCACTGCCGCTGGCAAGCGTGCTTCTGAAGATCGGCCCCCTCGGACCGGGCAAAGTGACAATGGGCCACGGGGTATAGGAAATCGGATGATACCCTTTGATCGTAAGCGAGTAGCCATGATCAGTGATGGAAACAGAAGGAAGAATGATCTGCGCGTTGCAGTAGGAAGTGTCCTGTAACGGGCCACTGAAAATGTAAACGCCATCGGGCACGAGCAGCGTCGTATTCACTTTCGCCGCTGCGACCGAGTTTAGCCATGTCTGAAACGCCGTGGTGTTATCCGTCGCGCCGTCGCCAATTAAACCAATGGACGCAGCGGTAACGGTGTTCGCGTCCAGTCCGCTGCTGCCGCCTCCAGTAGGAGGCCAACCCGTGAGATTCACCGGATTAAAACCGGCAAAATCCAGATCGCTTTGTAAAAGACCGCGATAGATTGGTTCGTTAATCATGTGGTAAACGATGAGTAAGGCAGTCCCGTGCCAGCGTTGTAGAGGGCCGTAATTTCCAGCGAGGTGAGTTTCCGTTTCCAGAAACCTACCTCGTCAATAACACAATTTGAATAATTCGCGGGGTTTCCGGTAGATCCAATGGTGAACTGTGACGTAGTTTGGGCCAGTGGAAGAGATCCCGTGCTTTGTGCTGTAGCCGAATCGTTGACCCTTCCGTAAACCTGGCCTGTGCCCGAATCATACCAAATCACGAGATGCGACCAAACCCCATTGGCCGTTACACCGGCAACGTGAGCAACCTGTGCGTCAACGCTCAAGGGACCACTCAGAAAGAAATAGAAACCGGCAGTCGTATCGTAGTTTAAGGAATAGTCCTCCAAACCGGTGCCGGCATCCTTCGCTAAAATGGTGGAGTTTATTTGCGTCGTCAGTTTCACCCACAGGGAAAACGTGAAATCAGACGTGACTTGAAGGCTGGAATTGCTGGCTCTACTCAAATACTGACTGCTGGCTGCCACAAACTGCGCCCCGTTATTGATTTTACCTGTAGCGCCGGCAGGTGCGTTATTCGCAGTGAGATGATTGGTGCCCTGGCTATCGTTGCGCGTCCCGCTGGCTTCGTCCAGTTTCCAGTAGGAAATCAGCGTGTTCAACAGATGCGGCGTGAGGGCTGCCGTGTAAGTCAGATTAGCCGGGTTAATCAATCCTCGGTTATTGGTCGCACTGATGGTTTTAACCCCCACTGATGCTGGCGTATACGTAAAGGTGGCAGACGGCGCACCAGTAGTCAGCCCAACGGTCGCCGGAATAAACGTGCCCCCGTCACCGCCATCGTTCGGCGTCACTGTTATCGTGCCCGTCACTAAACCACCCAAGGGCAGTGCCACTGTAAAATTACTCGAAGCCACCAAGGGATCTCCCGAACTCGGACCCGTCAACGTGTAGGTGCTCACGACAGACGTAAAAACGATATTGGCTGGATCAACCAGGATTCCGCTATTGGCTACCCCAAGGGTTATGGCACCGTATAACGCCGGGGTATACGTAAACGTGGCAGACGCATCAGAGGAACTAATTGTCACGCTGACAGGACTGAAAACGCCACCCGCACCGCCGTCATTCGGGGTGACGGTCAGAATCCCAGATACGGTTGTGCTGGGACTCAAACGCACGGTAAACGTGCTGGGAACACCAAACCCGCCCACGATAGGACCAGTGAACAGATAAGTGGTAGCCGGTGAAGGGGGCACGTTGACACCACTCACCGCCCAACGCAGATAATAGTTCCCGGTATTCGGCATCCCGTTCAGTTGCAACCGAAATCCTGCCACCGTCTTGTCAGTGATTATCCCCGGCCAGATGTTGAGTGGTTCAAAGTCAACCGTGTTCTCCACTTCGCACGCCACCAAAACCCAGTCCTCGCTGGTCTGCACCGCCCCGAACACGATGTCTATGTACGCCTGTCCCTGTACCAGTTGCGTTACGTCAGCCTGCGAATAAACAGGCGGATTGGATACCGGCCCTATCGGTGTGCCGCCACCTGGTTGCCATATTAAGATCGGCGGACTGGTTGTCGTAGGCATGGCATCACCATTTCCCGCAAGATGTCTCGAAGTAGTACGGATGCGGCTCGATGGCCGGGACGAATCTCGGGGAACTCGCCGCCTGATCCGTGTTCTTCGCCTTCAAGACTTCCGTGGACGCACTCGCCTTCTGCTGCTGCACCGTTGCCAATTCAGGCTTCTCTAACTTCTGAAACAAATCCGCTGCCGCTGCCGCTATCAGCACCTGTTGCGCACCCGTAATGATCGGCGTGTCCTGATCAGTCAGAAGTGGTCTAATCGCCCGTTTACCGAGCACGAGTGCGGTGAACGTGCTACTCCCGCCGCCGCCAGCAGACGATAACCCGCTGTTGTCTGGAGGTGGCAAGAACCAGAACCGCTGATGTTTCAGTTCCCTTACGTAAGACGGAAGGACTTGAAGTGAAGTGAAAGCTGGAATGTTCAGATTTACCGACACATCCCCGAACGTAATCTCCTTGGCGAGAGTCAACGGAATATCATAAGAATACCGCGTATTAACCTGACTGGTTCCGTTCAGAATCACCTGTTCCTCCAGTTCTTGCCCAGTCGAAAGAATCTCTCCGCGTACCGCAATCTTCGTTCTGTCCGAGTTATTGGTGCTTTGGAAAATCAGTTGCGCCGTAACTGACGGCATCGTGTACACCGCGACAGGCGTCAATGTCGTGTAACTCATTGGCGTCCCAATCGCCTCAAACGCCCACGGCGTAATGTCCAGTATCAACCCCGCGTCCGCAGGGAACATCCGAATGTCATTCGTCCCGCGTATCCCAAGCACCTTGTCGATATACGCCGGCATGATCACCTGCTCAGTGGTATAAGGCACCCGAACCACTATCAGGCTCTCCGGCCACAGAAATACGTCATATAACGCCTGGTAATTTCGCCGCAGGAACTCGCGGATAATCAACCGGTATTCCGGTGTCCATTGACCACAGATCGTGCATACCGCGTCCGTCATCTCCCCCAGACTGTTCCCCGCTACAGTGGTAGCCTTTGTCCGGCGCGGCTGGTTCGCCTGCTGTTTCTCCAGATTCCACGCGCTCGTCTCCAGATCCAACGCTTCCTTGCGCTTTATGTCAGCTTTCCCGTATTGCCGGATGCGTTGAAGCATGTCGGCATACGCATAAGCAATCAGCGCGGGATCAATGTTCCGAATCGCCGCCACATCGGTGCTCGCCACCAGTCCGGGGCATAGCATCTTGCCAAAGAACAACAGGGTAACACCCCAATCTGGTATCGGATACAGCCGGATCTGTCGTTGTTGCCTGTTCCCGATGTCCTCGAAATACTTAACGTACCCGCGATCTTCAAAGATTCCCGGTTCGCTTTCGATCAGGAAAGTCGAATCCACGGGGTCAAGAAACCTGGAATCGAACCCGGGACTTGGTTCTATTTGTGTCGGATCATCAGGTGCGTCAGGGGCATCAGGAGGACTCGACATTGACCCTGTAGTTGCCCGAAGCGTAATGATCCTGTCCATGCCGTCCGGGTAATTCACAGTGGGCGTTCCAGCATCCACCTGAACCGTTCCGTAGCCGTTGGTGTCGCTCCAAGCGTACTTGTCCCACATCTGAGTGTACGCCTTGGAAAGGAAACTTTTGCAGAGCGCAATCGACGTGTCGTCGTACAACCCCAATTCTGTTGTTACCAGAGTCGCCATGTCCCCGAGGTTCATTTTAGAAGTAATCCTTGTCCGAATGTCCGAGAACCGTAACGCCTTCAGCGGTGAAGGTGTAAACGTCCGTGTGATTGATAGTAGTCGTCAGTGCCGGGGCTGCGCCGCCCTTCCATAGAAGCGTCCCGTACGACCATGCCGCTGTGGCCCCTCCGGGTTGGAACAGTATCACCTTGATCGTTTGCCCCGGAGCAACGTTCGTGAATGAAAATGTTCTCGGCACGCCAACTCCAGGGTTTTGAAAGAACGTGTTGCCCAAACTCCAGTCAATAGTGTTAAGGGCAATCGTTTGAGTTCCAGTCGTCAGATCAGCAGGTAACAACGTCCGAAATGCAGGTGCTGAACTCCCACTGGTAGGGCCGGCTAGAACCTTGTGTGCTGTTTGAATGTCGAGACTGAGCGTGATGCTGCCAGACGCCGTAACCGGGGAGCCAGTCACACCGAAAACCGATGTCGGATTCGCTATGAGTCCAACGCTCGTCACCGTCCCGGCGCCCGGTAACGTGGAAATCAACGCTTTCTTTAGGTTCCCCGAATCACTGGCGTCACTGATAATGATCGAGTCCGCCACATCAGCCGTTACAGCCGGTTGACTGCTGACCAGCGGCCCCAGCGCCGTAGCCAGATCCACCAGATTGTTCAGATCATCGGGATCAACCACTTCGCCCGGAACGAAGACATGACCCTTAGAAAATTGGTTGGCGATATTGCTTGTATCCTTTCTTTAAGCTGGTTGCAGGTGATAAGTCTTTCCATCCACCACCGCCGGCACTCCCGGCCATAATTCGTAAAAGTAAATTTGCTTGTCGTCCCCGATGTTGTGCCCGACGTTCGGGTTCACGATCTTGGCAAGGCAATAGGCAGCTTCACCTGTTTTGCTGGACGGCCCGATGTCTCCAGTTACCGCTGCGCTTGAAGCGTCAGTCTCGAGATTGGTCAGTTTCGCCTGGCACCCCATCACCACACTGGGAACCATCTGGCGAATCTGCGGCGGGATCACCATATACCTGTCGGTATCCGCGTTCAGGTATTTCCCACCGTTGTAGTAGGCAGTTTGCGCCTGATGATGCGGATCTCCGTGCGCTGGGCCAGTTCCATCATTGCAAACATCGAGATTGGACTTGAAGCAGACGTAACTTCCGTCCTCGTTCGTATAGATGTTTACCCCGCTGATCTGCAATAGCACACGCAAGTCTTCCACCGGTTCGGGCGTAATCGGTGGCGGCGGTTCTCTGCTGACCGCGTAAACGATTAGCGAGTCGCCTTCCATTAACTCGATGTGTTTTTGCATCGTGTTACTCAATCAAAATCATCGTCGTTGCGCTTCTTGTACATCCACCACCCAGCGCAACCTGAGATGACGGATATGCACAGAATCACGATGACAATCTTCACCAGGTTGGTTTCAGGATTTTGATTCCAATTATGATGAACAGAATCAGGAGCAGGATCGCGTTAGCGTAAGACCATTGCGGCCATGAGCCTGCTGAAAATGCTCCGATCACCCAGAGGAGCAACAAGATCCAGTAGAAGATTACGAGTAGTGACATATTAGTGGTTCCATTTTGCTGCGTTTCTAGCAAAGTTGGCCTGCCTGCGAGTAGCCGCTGATGCGCGGCTCCCCTCGGACAGAACTTTGCTTGCGTATCCCTGCACGCCCATCCCCGCTGATTTCGCCTTGGCGGTGAAGAGCCCCTTGTGTGACGGTTTTATATGAATGCTGCTGCTGCCTTTCTGTATCCCCAACGGCGTCTGAACCGACTCGTCCAGTTGCGCCGCGTTAGGCAAGCGTGCCCGTGACGGATGCGGCACCAGCAACTTGGGACGCACCCCTTTGATCTTTCCCATGAACAGTTTCATCCCCGGATTGTTGCCTGTAGTTTGCATACTCATAGATTGTCCTTTCGCGCCATAGCACCTTCTAACACGCGTTTCGTTACCGACTTTGGATAAGCACTGCGGTAGCGACTCCCATCACGGCATTCGAGCATGTAATGCGTTCGCAAAAGGTTTTCGTGAAACGGAACAGGCCGTGCCTCACCTGTATGGCGCGTTCTATGGACTATATCTCGCACGACCTGCCCGTTAATTTCACGATACCGAATTATCATCCGTATCCCCCGCCCATGTTCGCCTGATCAGCTTGCGCCGTCATTCGCTGCATCATGGCATCCTCGTCGTCCTCACTCTGTTGCGTGTCCGCCACGATCTCGTTGATGTCGGTGTCGTTTATCGCGTCCGCTTGCACGTAGGCGTAATCGTTCTCGATCTTCTTTACAGTGGCGTCCACCTTCACCGTCACCGAATCGCCAACGCTGGGACGTGTCCCGTCCGCCTCCAGGCTGTCTAGACGCACCGCAATCTCGGTTTCAGGCGTTAGCTGCTCGTCCGACTCCTCCGCAGGATCGGCCTGCATACTTTCATCGGCCATGTCTATGCCTCGGCTTTCTCAAGTTTCGCTGCCGCCGCGTATCTCCGTTCCTCCGCTGCCATCAGCGCAGCGTGCTTATCTTTTTCCGTGGTCTGAATCACACCGGCGTCCTCTACGGCCTGTTTGCGGCGTTTCTCGTCGTGCTCATCCTGCTTTTTCTTGATCTCCTCGTACTTCTTGTCCCACTCCGCTTTCGGCGTAACACCGTCTCCCCCCAACTCCTGCCCCCCATGCGTCTCGCCTGCGGGTGATTTCACTACGACCGGTTTGTCGTCTGCTTTCTGCTTTCCGTTTTCTGCTTTCTTTTCGTGTTGATGTTGTTCTGCCATTTTCTGTTCCTCTTCGTTGCGAACCGCCCAGATGACGTCATGTGTATGCGTCACCACAGTCGGTTCATGTTTCACTTCTCTTTTCTCCTTCTTCTTCCTACTTTTCTTCGTGTAACAGGCCGCACACAACCCCTTGGCGTAGTGCTTCCTGTTGGGATGACACTGCGGTTTCCTCACTGCAATACGAAACCGATCTTCAGTATCCCGTTTAACGCCGCTGATGCGTGCGCGTTTGTCACCACGATGTCGAAACTCGTTCCGGCAACGCAGTTATTAACGCGGCAAATCGGTGTCCCCGTTGTGCCGCTGTAATTGGTGATACAGACGAAGATCGCGGAATCAGCGTCCGTTGCGGTGTTATTCACCGTGAATGTGACTGGCGTTGCTGCTGCCAATACCGATGTGAAGCATGTGATAAGCCCTACCTCACCATTCGCGGTGACAGCGGTGCTCGTTGATGTCTGCTGGGTTACTGCTACGTCAATAGTGCTTGTATCCTTTCGTTTGGTTGTTGTTTACTACATTAGTTGAAATGCGATTTTCAGAATCCCGTTCAGTGCGTTGGTCGCGTGCAAATTCCACACCACGATGTCGAACGATGTGCCCGCGATACAGTTGTTGACACGCACCACCGGAATACCGGTTGTCCCGCTGTAGTTGGTGATATTGGCTATCACCACCGAATCCGCGTCCGTGCCGGTATTGTTGACCGTAAACGTGCCGGCGTTCGCTGCCGCCAGCACTAAACTGACTGTCGTGATCAGGCCGGTCTGCCCGTTGGCTGTCACCGCCGTCACGCCTGATCCTGTCTGAGTTACTGCAACATCCATTTTAGGTTTCTCCTGTCGTTGATTGTTCTGCTGTCACTGAATTTGTTGGCCTGCGCTTGGCTCTGGCGATAGCCATGCGTGCCCGCATCGCTTCAATCTGCTCTGCCGTCCAAGATCGTTTAACCTTCTTTACACGCGCTTTAGGCGCTTCCCGTGGCGGCGGGACTGGCTGCGGCTTTGACTCGCCCCAGTAATTGTCGCCCTCCTTCATCGGTTGTCCGCACCAGTTGATGTGTCGCACCGGTTTCGGGTTCGCCGTATCTGCGTTCAGTCCAAGTTTGTCGGTCGTTATAATTGGCATGGTGTTTTTGCTCCTTTTGTCATCTGACTATTCCCCACCCCGATGTTTTTCGAGATGGGGAATGTGTCATAGGACTATTTGTAGGTTATTTAGTTTAACCCGCATAAGCCGATTTTGACGAAACACTCACGATCCAGGTCGCGTTGAGCACGACGCTGCACCAGTAAGTTTTCAAACCTGCTGTAATAAACCGATTGGTTGGCGACCTTGTTACTACTTGCATAGCAAGCGGCCACTCGATTTCTCAGTGGCTCTCTGGTTTCATTTATAGCCAGAGGTCGGACTGTATCTTCACTTTCGTGGTTGCGTGCAGTCTCTACGGGGTCAATTACGACTTCCCTCGGTATTGTCCCTTTCGGGAGTTTCACCGATACAGCAACATTTTTCATCCCGGCTATTCCTAACCGGGAAGGCGACCCAAGTTGATCGCTTTTATCGGGTTTATCACAGATCATCATCTGCGGGTTAAACGGTGACAGGCCACCCATTTGCGGGATGCCGAAACCGTCAGTGCCCATGGCGAAGCTGCGATAGATGGCGTTAGCCGCTGTCGGCGCAGCCACGTAGGTGCCTTCAGCGCCTGATCCGTCTTCGATGAACGGGTTCGTGTGTTTCACGATCCGCACACCGTACCAGCGACCGATTTCGCCGGTCATCAGGCTTTTGCTGGTGCCGTATTGACCGGCCAACAGAACCTTTGGATCAGCAAGGATGTCCCTGGCGACCTGCGGCCCTACCACGAACACGTATTCCCCGTTAAGCATGGGAGCGCGTGTGAGCGTGAGTCGGGTCATGGCGTCAAGGATGTCGTTGAGCACCAGTGCTCCTGTCGCTCCGGGCACACCGCCCGTTAGCGCCTGCAAACCAGCGAAGGTTTGCGTGGTGCCGGTGTAACGCTTGTTGCCGGCGCCAGTCACACCCGCGACAAGTGAATCGCGGATTTTACTGTCGGCGTGAAGCGCCACATCTTCGCCCATGACACCCGTCATGTTTTTCAAGGTGTCGAACAGGTTAGTCCAACTCAGCACATCAGAGATTTTGGCTGCAAGCTCATACTCGACGAGCGTTGCATCGATAAAGGTATACGTGTAGTCCCTGAACGTTGTCGTCGGGATACCCTCACCGCCTGCCAAAACGTTTGCTGCTGAAGCTGTGTCTCCCCTAGTGAACCGAATTGTGACCGCTCCTTGTTCTCTAGGAAACGGTACTTTTTGCCCAAATTGGGCGAGCACTAATAACTGAACTGCATGTGGAAGTAACTTCTTCGAAAAATAACGTTGGTATTGACCGGTGATTCCCGAAGAAGTCGACGTGAGTAAGGGCATAATTGATTCCTTTCATTTGTGTTGTTTATGCCTCCTTCTTTTGTTCGTTTGCGGCTCTTGGGAATGTCGATTCTGAGGTCGCCTCGCGTTCACCTCGTCCTCGGATATTTTTCTTTGGTTGCGCACCATCGCGAGCGAAATTGAGTTCATCGGGCATCTTGGCAGCCTTCAGTATGTTGCACATACGATGCACGATTGAGAGATTCCAAATGTCACCAGTTCCGCCTTTGGATAACGGAATTACATGGTCAATCGTCCTGTCAGACTTGGGCATGTTCTTGTCGCATATCGCGCACTTCAAACGTGCTGAGGATGACACTAATTGAGAAAGAATGTTGATAGCCGATTTATCCAACGTTGTCCTAACGCGTTCCCTGCGACGATGGTCTTTAATCCTAACCTTCACGGGATTTTTGTGTCGCCATTGTCGCGCCCTTACAATGTTTTTCTGATACAACGCTTTCGCCTTATCTGGATTGTTTTGCCACCACTGTCTCTGTTTTTGCAAAATAACCTCAGTGTTTTTCAGATAATGCGCTCTCCGCTGCTCATTCATTTTTTGACGATTCTTTTCGCGCCACTTCCGCATGTAAACCGTCCTTTCCTCGCGATGGCTCCTAGCGTACTCACGACCTTTCACGCGCAGATACTCGCGGTGTTCGACGTGCCATTGGGAGGTTGCCATAAACTTAGCGATAATTGTCTGCTTCTGCAGTTATACCACGAAGGTGCGCTTCCATCTCATCCAAACTTAAATCGTCAAAGTCTTTCTCACCCGTCCGTGGTGCTGCGTAACCACCCCTAGCCGGTTGGCCTTTGCGCCTGCCCTTTTCCAGTTCGGCTTTGAGTGACACAATCTCGTCTTCCAGTTCCTTCATGTGGCTCTCGCGGGTAACGTAATACGCAGCTTCAGCCGCGAGTTTGAATCCGTTGGGCAGATTGTAGATACCGGGATTCTGTTCGATGATGCGTGCAAGTGTCTGGTGCATGGGATCGTTGGCATCCCAAATTTGGGGTGCCACCTTGCCGACTTCCTGCATCTGCTGGCGCCACTGATATTCCTTGTTAGCCTGCTCGAACTGCTGGTAATTCTGCTGTTCGGCACGGCCCATCTCGGACGCTACCTTGTAGGCTTTCAGCGCGTTTTCGTGGTCGCCGTCGCGTTCAAATACCTTCGCGCCGTCGTAGTACTGCTGCGCGGTGAGACCGTCTTTCTTGAGGGGCTGATACTGCTGGGTTTGCGCTTGCAGTTGCGCTAGGCGTTGTTGTTCCTCCCATTGCGCCTGTTGCTGGCGGAATTGTTCCTTCTCAGCTTGGAGTGCCGACCACGACCTGTCCTGACGTGCTTTTTCTTTTACCGCTCTGGAATAGTCGGTATCGGTGCGTTCACGTTTCTGGAATTGTCCGTTCTTGTCGCGTGGCGGCTGTTCCGGTTCCTGCTTGGCAGCGACATCCTCTGTGTCCGGCGCTTCGTCGGTGGAAGGTACTTCTGTTTCAGTCGGTGTAGGCGTTTCATCGGGTTCAGGACGTGCAGACGTCATCTCCTGCTGCGAGGCTTCAACCTCTCTGCCTTGCGCTTGATCGGTTTGAATGCCCAGCTCGCGCATTGACGCTTCTTCGGCGTCCGGTGCTGTTATACTTTCAGTTTCCATAGTTCTTTAGCGTGCTATCATCCGTCGAATGCCGTGCCTGTGCTGGCCGAGTCGTAGCGACGATCACAAGTTAGAGCGGCGAAGCGTGAGAAAGCATATCGGGGAAATCCACTGAGACACGCTCTAAAAGCGCCTCGGATTCTCGCGGCGGCATTCGTTTTCATACGCAACAATTCATCATGTGCGTGGGCGGATAGCCTCTCGCCACCATTGCCGTTCCTCGGTTGTGCTGCTGTATCGGTTGTTTTTGAGAGACGTATTCAGGTGGCAATAAATACTCTGGAAAATCTGTTCCCGTTGCGGTGTTCATTCGCATTACGGATTTAGCCACCTCATGCGGCACATCGACGTAATACGTCTGATATCCCTCTGCTCCATGTCCGTATTCCTCCTTGGGTGATTCGGAGAAACCACGACCTCGTTCGTTCAAAAACTGCTGGTACCGTTCCGGCGGCATGTGTTTCTGTAACCATGCACCGGAATCACCGAAATCTGTCGGTTCAACGCGGTAAAGCCGTGTCATTCCTTCGCGGGGACTACCTTCTCCACCACTCAACAATGTTCCTGCCGATAGTGCCGCCCCTGCCATAGCTGCTATCGAACGCAATGACGTAGGATCACTCTTAATCTGCTCCAAATCCTCATCCGGCAGTATCCCCTGACGCACCTGATCTATAAGACTGCGCACAGGCGCACTTTGGTATGCTTCAGGTGGTTCGGGCGGCGTAGGCAAGTCGCTAGGCACGGCTTCAGTACCACCCTGATACCGTTGCTTCCGCTTGAAAAGTGTCAGTCCCATGTTCACCTGTTCACACTCCTGAACGCCGCGTCCTCTTCTGCCAGTTCCGGTTGCGGTAACTCTACTTTGAGCAAGCTGTCTTCTTCAGCGACCATCGCACGTACGCCATAGGCAACACCGCACTTGAACGTGGAATCCTGCCTGTCGCTGATCGCCTGTTGCGCGGTAAGGAATACTCGGTGCCAACGGAGATGCCGTAGCTTCGTGCCGGTATCGCTTGTCAGGAAAAGACTCCACGCTTTTGCGTCGGCATCGGTCCAGTAATCCGATGGGATCACAACGACAGGAAACGTACGCCACATGCTGAAGGCGGCTTTTAGGCGGCGAAGGAAGTTACTCATCTGGTTCGCCCTCTTTTATCTCGTAACCAAGTGCCGTCAGTGCCGTGACAATGTTGTGCGGCGTAGGCGGACATTTATTGTCTTCACACCACTTCGCCGCACGTTTCGCAATTTCATGTCTCCGTGAAAAGATGAGTGTAGGACGACACGCTTTCAGTTGTGCTTCTAGTTCTGTTTCCACTTCCGTCATTGCATTGCCTCCTGCGGTTGTGGCTGAATATTGACCGGCTCTGGTTTAATCGGTTCGGGAATTGGTGTGCCCGCTTGCAACGGTGGTAGTCCCGCTGCCGCCAAAGCCGTGTTGACCTCCGCATCGGTCACTGGAACTCCACTCTTTTTAAGCGCGGCGAGTGCATTCATAACCGAGGTCGCGTCTTTGATCGGATCTTGGTTGCTGCCCTGGGCGGGTTGGCTACCCGACGGTGACAGACTTGCACCGCCTGCGCCACCTGGCCCAGGGACAACATTGCTCGGTAGTTGCCCCTGCGCGTCAGATTGGGCTACCTGCGAGAGAAACTGGATTAACGGTTGCATGGATTGGCGAACCGCGTTGATCTGCTTGTCGCCCTTCTGCGCCAAAGCGTTGTCGTGATCGGCGCCGTGTTGCAACATCAACCGTGCGAACTCAGGCGTAATCGGTTCCTGCGCCTGCACCCTGCGTTGCACGAAGCCTTCCATGCTTTGAATGTGCGCCTTGTCGTCGTCGCCGGGTTCAACCTGCGCCGGGAATCCGAGTAGCATGATCGAGATTTCCTGCGCTTGCACTTCCATCTGTTCTTTCAGCGTTGTCCCAGGATCGGTGAACGCACGCTTGATCATGCGCGGATCGTCCAGTTCCATGACCGACTTTTCCAGTTCGTCCTGCCGCCAGTAGGGACTTCCACGGAACATCTGCAACCGTGCTATCGCCTTCTGGAGTTGCTGCGGTTTATTCCAGCTTTCCGCGCTCCCGTTGGGGTTGATCTCGTATTCGCCCTGCAACGCGTCGGGCGGCAGTTGCCCAACCGTGTCATACAGTACATAGGTCAGCGATTTGGAATCGTACTGCTTGTAGAGGGACCAGCACATTCGGAACAGGTCGCCAAGATCCAAGCGGAATACGCGGCTACGCATGTCGTCCGTTAGTTGGCTTTGCCCCACAATCGCGTTGACCTGCGTTGCCGTTACGTCGCCGCGGCCGCTGGGATGCCCCTGTAAATGTGCAGTCGCGCCGAGGTCGGGGACATTGATTCGGTACTCGGCCAGGGCGCGGGTGGTCTGCATCTCTTGGTCGAATGACAACGGAGGTGCTTTGGAATCCACCGGTTCTACACCGTCTGGTAGCGTAGAACCCGGCAGGAACTTGGTGTTAGAGGTGTTCTGTCCGCTACTCAGACTGCCCGGAGTCCGCTTGAACAACGGGCGATTGAAGAAATCCATCCAGTCATGCTTGAAATTCCATTGCCGGCACAGCGAATCCTCGAACGACGCCACGATCTCGGCCACGCCACGCGGACTGTACCAGCCTTCGTCTTTGATTTCGGACCTGAATGAAATGAACGGGAACTTTTTGTGGTCGTATGGCAAATACTGGCGTTCGCGCACGGCATCGCTCTCGTCCATGCACTTCGGACTGTAGGTGTCGTAGTACACACTTCCGTCGTCCTCTTTGCAGTATATCTCGTACAACAGAATCGTCGTGTCGTCGGGCGGCACCGTGATCCCTTCCCGCATCCGAATGGTCTGAAACATCTGGTTACTCCCTGCGATCCCGTAGTCGCCCACCTCTTTGCCCTTGATCTTCGCAATGAAATCCTTTTCCTGCCGGAAATTCTTGTTCCGCTTGTAGGTGGCTTCCGACATCGACATGATGTGAACGCACCATGTTGCGTCAGCGTGCAAGTCGTCCACGTTCGGATCGACTACGAAGTAGTACGGCGCCACCGAATAGAAACAGATGGCCGATTTATCGAAGTCCCAAATGACTTTTATCTGCGAGCGGCCAGCCATGCACATCGCGTCAATGACACCGAGAAGTTTTCGCTCAAGGTTCGTCTTTTGCTTTAGGCGATAGTCGAACCACGCTGCGACAGCGGAAGTGGTATCGGCGGGTTGTGTTTTGAGGGACGTGAACGCACCGAACTGGTCGCCGCCATAAAGCTGAGAATAATAGAAGGGCTTTAGGCGCTCAACGATGGAGTCGATCAACGGAAAATGCAGGTCTGCAGCGCCGGGATATGGCGCAGAGATCCTGCGAAGGCCCGTGTGACGCATACGGTAGAATACGAGATTTCTCTGGTACCAATCTTCCCTGTTTCTCAGAGAATCCGCGATGTCATCGGCTAATTCGTAACGTGCCATGTTTTATCCCCAACCAGCACTGCTGCCAATTTTCTCCAAGACACTTCTGTCACCCTGACTCTGTGCCGCTTGGGACCAACCATTCCACGGCCCTTGCACGACTTCTGTCATCTGCGCGTAGTCCTGAACGGCCATGCTGCCAAGAACCGCATCAGCACGGTTAGGACTGGGAACCCCGCGCTTCCGCATGTTATATTTTTCTTCGGCCTGCCACTTGCCGCGAACGTTGAGAGACTTCTGGCGAGTCGTCAGTTCCGCAAAAAGAGTGTCATCCCGCGGCAGTATCCATTCGCAGCGGCTGATCTCCGCTGCCCCCTCCATCCACGCCATTGCGCTCCATGATGTGTAAACGCCGTTCTGAGGAAGGGACATGCCGAAATTCTGCCGGCGCACAGGCCATCCACCGCGCTCGCACAAGTCCCATAGTTCCTTGTCGGCGGCGTCCACGATCACCTGTTCGGGTTTCACTTTTTGCTGTACCCATTCACGAATGAAGCGTCCCGCTGCCGCTTCCTTGTTGGCTTCGCGCCACCCGCACACTATTTCGATCTTGTTGCCTTCGCGCCGCACGATCACGTTTTCATCGTGCCCGCCGCCCGAGTCGCAGAAAAGGACGACCAACCCCGGTTTGAACTCAGGCGGGTTCGTCAGACAGCGTTGCAAATCGGCATCGCTAAGAATGTAACGATTAACCTCGTCTTGGTCCATGAAGTGCCCGTAGATCGAGGACTGAGTAAACGGATGCTCTTCACCGTAGGTAGCGATGATTCTGTCCACCTTGTCACGGGAAATGTGCGGGCAATCATTCAAGCCAGCTTGAACCGTCACGTATTGCGCCTTGTCTTTAGTGAAGGCATCGAAAAATACTCCGCGCTTGAGGCCGGGACTGGAGGAAAGAAGTTTTGCGTTGTAGGAACAACGGTCAACGCCAGTGAAGATCTCCTGTTTGACATTTTTCGCCTCGTCTATGATCCACAGAAGCGGGGATTCAATATCATTTCCCTTGTGAAGTCCTTCGACGCGGCCAGCGTCATCGGTAGTGAAAGCAATCAGGCGACCTCCGGTTGGCGTCATTAGGCGGTAGTACGGTGACTGCACGCTGTGCCACCCGACCATCTTTTGCTTGTTGATCTCGAGTGCCGGCAGGATTTGTTCGTTGAGTTGCTTCTGATCCGCGGTCGTTATCCCTACTTTCCCGCGTACGTGCAGCGCCAGCCACCAAGTGGCTATTCCTGACACGAGAAGGGAACTTCTTCCGCCTTCGTTGGGAGACATCACCGCGACCTGCACCAGTTTCGCGTTCGGCCCTGAGGCCTGCAGGAACGGTTGCATCACCTGCGCCTGCCATGGGTAGAGAGACGGGTAGCCAAGAAGCAGTTCGCAAAAACCAACCGGCGTAGCCGAGATGTCGCCCTTTGGCTTATTGGGCTTGCGCTTCTTCTTTGGCGGTGGCTCGGCTGTTGTCATCTTGAACTCGTCATCGGACGTCCAGCACCGCTGAGATTCGCCCCGCTCGGGTTGCCACCGGCAAGACTGAACCCGGTCTGCTGCATGAAATCACCAATACTCTTATAGCCCTGGTTCTGCGCCCAACTCTGCATCGGCGCACTGTGCAGATACAAATTCGCCATCCCCGGTGCCAATCCGCCGCCACTCGCACCAAGATTGCTCCAACTGCCAGCCAAATTCATGTTCGGATTCATCGTGCCACCGAAGATGCTGCCGCCAGGACTCCACGACGGCCCGGTGAATCCCGGCCCTTCAAATGTCGGCGCACCGCCCCCGAACCTGTTGCCCTCGGTAAATCCTTCCGGCAACCCGCCGAAGAAGCCCCCGAATTTGCTGCCGCCACCTGGCGCGTTGCCAGTCGTATCATCCAAACCGCCCACACTCACGTCGGCGCCGCCGCCTTGCTGAAATTGTTTAATCGCGTTCTGTACCGCTTGCTTCCCGGCACCGTTCTGAATCATCTGCGTGATCTTCGACGCCGCCGCGCCGGTCAGGAATCCCAACCCCGGAAACGCCATGTTCCCGAGGAAACTACCAATCGTCCCTATCGCCTTCTGCGTCGGTCTCCCGCTGCCGAACCCACTCGTCATATCGTTGCGCGGATCGCCAGGATCGAACCCCAGCTTGTCGATCATCTGCTGATCAGTCATCGTCGGCGCCCCGCCACCGGAATCAGAAGGCATCTGTGGCGCAGACGTAATACCAGATGGCGCCATTGTTGAAGGATAATAATTGCCCGTGAATCCCGGTATGTCGCCCGATGTAGGTGTCGGATTCTGCCCGCCGCTCGCCGTCGTGCTCGGGTTCCCGTAAGACGGATCAGGCAACGCATCGGGTTCAAAGTTCGGATTGTTCGGGTTCCACTGCTGATACACGCCTTCGTTGCCGCCCTGAAAATGCTGTACGGGTGTTTTGGGACGCCCCCGTCCTAACGAAAAGGCACGCTAGAAATCCCGCCCGCGTAGCGTTGAATCATAAACGACGGATCATACGGCCCAAGCCAGCCGCCCCTGTTCCCATCGTAATTCGCACTCGGCGCCACAAACGGCGGATACCCGATGTCGCTTATCCCGCCCTGATAACCGGCCCCGGCATCCGAGAACATGGAAGCCGCATCCGGTGTGCCGCCGCCACCAATACTATTATATGCTTGTTGCCCGCCCTGGAACGCTTTCATCAACCCGGCAAGCTGCCCCTGCGACAACCCAGCCTGCTTCGCCGCCGCCATGATCTGCGGCGCACTCAACTGCACCGGTGGTCCGAACGCCTGCTCCCCTTGCGGCGGCGTCCCTATCGGACCCTGCGCCACTTCCGCGCTGCCACCCGCGTACGCCGGAAGCGGCATCGGACGCACAGCAGGCATCGGCGCAGGCGCCGGTCGGCCGCCGCCCCCAATACTATTGTACATAGGCGGCATCGCAGCCGGTGGCATTCCGCCTTGCGGACGAGGTTGCGGACTCGGTGGCATCTGCGGCACAGGACTTGGTCGTCCGCCACCACTTGTACTGTATGGCGGCGTTTGCGACGGCACGCCGCCAATTCCCTGCTCATACCCAGCGGGTTGCTTGGGCATCAGCTTCTGAAACGCCTGCACATACGGTGATCCAGACGACGCTGGTTTACTCGATTTCGGTTTTGATTTCATATTTTCAGCTTTCAACTTTCCGATTTCCGCTTTTCCCGCTGCCAGATCCACACCTTTCCGCGCCAACTGATTCCCCTCCGCGTTCAACGCCTCGATCTTCCCCCGCCCTGCCAACTCCGCAGCGTTCCGATTCAACACCGCTTCCCTCGGCGTCAGCATCGCCGGCACCGTGTCCGTGTTCACTTGCGTCAGGTCTTCGCCCTCTTTCGAGTTCTCTGCGTGCGCTGGACCAAAGCCTTTCGCCACTCCAACACGCTTCGCTCCCTTGCCATAACGCGATGCATTCGGTTCAACCGGCGGTTCCTCCTCAGGCGGTTTTGATGTCTTTGGCTCTTCCAACGGCGGCTCTTTCAACGCATCAAGCGCGTCCTGTACCGCCTGTGGCCCCTGATTGAGTAACCCCGCGTCATCCAACTTCTTCAAATACGCGTCCATCCAATTCTGCCCCTTCAAATGCGAGATGTCGTCATTCGGTTGTGAGTTCATCTGCTCAGATTGAATCTCCCCGCCAGTATTCTCAATCCCTTTCTCGTCGAGCGGTGGTTCCTGATATTGCCCCTGACCTTTCCCAACCTGCTCCTGCCACTTGTTGATGTCATACGGCTTCTGCGGCTCTTCCTTCGGATATAGCTCTATCCCGTACTTCTTCTCGAACGCCATTGCCCCAGGGTCCAATGGCCTCGTCGGCTTCTCCCCGCCAAACTCCGGCATCAACATGATCCCAGCCTGCGCGTAACTCGCCAACGCCTTCGCACCAAGAGGATTTCGCCTGATCTCAGCCACCTGCTCAGGACTCATCCCAATCCCCTCACGCGCCTGACGAATTATTTCCCGCATCGCCAACGTCGCCCGATCCGGCGCAACCTCTGGCACCGATGGCAACTCCGACGGCACCGCCTCACTCCCCTCCTGCGCATTAAAAGCATGCCTCGGCCCATATCCCTTCTCTGCCTTCACGCGCACGGAACGTTTCTTTTTCATATCGCTAACGCCATCTCCTTAAGCATGTTAATACGACTTTTAGCTTTTAAGTTATACGCTTATTTTCTCATTAACCGCCCCATCCGAGTAATACGGCTTCATCAGTTGCTCGAACTCCCGCGTTGACTCCATTTGCTCCTGTACGCACTTCGCTTCACGCGCCCGTGGGCTATTTTTTCTACAGCACCACCATCCTGCCACGCCCAGTAACACGGCTCACACAAATGGCTCATCGGTGCACTCGGATCACAGTAAACAAATTCCACCCTGCACTTTCCACACAGCGGTCGCACCCTACTCATATTCAGCTTCCTCCCGCTCACGCATGTTTAACGTCATGTTTAACGAATACGTAAAACTCCGCTTCCTCGGCCAACGCAGCAGTAATCCATACCCCTCCAACTGCCGTATCGCCCCTATCACCGCCGGTTTCCTCATCCCAGTCTTCCGCATCAACGTGCTCAAACTCATCACCATGCTCCGCCTCCGGTGAAACCCGAACGTCTGCCGACATACCACCAGCAACACCAACAAACACGGCCCCTTGATCTTCGGTATTTCATCGAAAATCCAGTTCGGCACCTGCGTGTAATTGGGCGGTGCTATGTGTTTCCGTTTCATAGGTAAGTTGGTAATCCTAAATTACCATCATCGGTAATCCCCGATTACCATCTATGTGTAATCCCCGATTACTCATTGGCATAGGTGGCTAAAGAAATACTTCTTGAAAGAAAGCAAAGAAATTAAGAAGACCCGCACGCGAGGCTTATTCATTTTTCACATGCCTTCCCTCACGCACGGAGTAATTCCGTGAGAGAACGGGAGGCGAGTCGTCGCCGTAGCGGGGCGGTGGTGGGTGCCGGCGTGGTGGGGCCGGGCAGGCCCAAACGAGGGCCAGCCAGGCTCATGCAATACGAGATCCGAAGCCTTGGGGGTTTGACACCCCCCACGGATAACACGCACTACGCTACGTGTACGTGATACGGAACCTGCGATTAGTATCGGAATTGTATCAGATTGCGCTGCTGGTCGCAGTGCTTGATCCGGATCGATACTCATGTTTTGCGCTCCGGTTTGCGTTGCACTGCATTAGATTCACCTAGCTGCAAGCATGGCGCAGGCGACACGTTCTCAGGCGTTGACGAGTGTTTTTTCCCATTACCGGAGGAGAAAACGGTGCGAGTGGAATCGAGTTTAAGTCGTAGGTCGTTCAAGCGTTCCGGCGAGACGTTGATACCGACATTTACGGTCGTTTGAGACGGTGCTGAAGGTGGCCTGTCGCCGTAGTCGGCGGGATTAAACTTGGCAGCGAGCCACTTTAGGATGTCAAATTTGACGCGAACGACGTGGGCAGTTTTAGGGTCTGCGGAATTGTAGAGGTCGAGACATTTCTGGACGAGGAAATGGGTTTGTTTGATGCGAGCCTGCTTCCAAAGCTCGTTGAACCAAGGGACGCGCTGTTGCCAATTGAAGAGAGTTTTGAAAGGCGGGAGGTCGGGATTATCGAAGAGGATTTGAGGGACTGATTTATCGGATTCGCTGATTAAGGTGCAGAATCGTTCAGCGAGGGCTTTGGTTAGCTTTGCTTCACGATTGCCCTTTGGGACGTTGCGCGGTTTAGGAGGGAAGGTGCGAAGACGAGCAATCGTAGGCGAAAGCGTGGAATCCACGTTTGAGGAGCTATAGGCGCAAACTATAGCTGTCAAGCTTTAATATAGGAAGAAAGTCTAGCTTTTCTTTGGTTATGGACTTGCGTAAGGGTTTTAGTTAGGCTTAATTGCTCACATGAACGAGACAAATGAAAACAAAAAAAATGAAGTGCATCAAGTCAAAGGTGCGCAGGCGTTTGAGGAATTGAGTCAAGTTAAAGCTAGTGCCAAAACCGTGATAAACGACATCGTTACGATCTCCAATCTACTGGCATCGGCAGCCAGCAACGGACTCGACGTGAAGGTTACAATAGAGGAGGGAACGGAGCACACACGCGCACGCAGCGTAGTAGTGACCGCCAGAGATGGATATTGCGTTATATTCTACGCACATGTGTCGATGTTCGCGCGGACCGCTTTCAAGGTGCGCGGTTCAGTCACTTACGGTCACGGCGGACGTTTCAGTAACTTTTCGACAGTCAGCGAAGCAATAACCAAACTGCGAGGAATTGTGGAAACCAATCGGTTGAAATAGTATTTCGCTTCAACACTGCGCATTGAGGTGCGCAGACTTGAGATGAAAAACAACACAGACAAAACAACGAATAATGCCAGCGCAACGGCAGAAGTTACGCGAAAATTCAGAGATGTAGCAATCGGTCAACGTTTCAATTTTAAATCGACGTTTATCGTTCCTACGGACTATTCAACCGCAACGTGGGAAAAAACGGGCAATCGCACCTATCGACATGCAGACGGCTCAGACGAAACACGCGGTCGCGAATTGGCTCGGATCTACGGATACAAATACTCCAGGCGCGATCACCGGGTAGGAACAATCAATGTTGAAGTAAACCCCTAAAAGCGAGGAGCACAGACAAATGACAACTACAGACAAATTACCAGCATATCGCGTATATCTAGCGAATGGGACGAGCTACGTCACGAGTATGGCGCGAAACGTGACGCTAGAGAATGCGCGTGCTTACTTTGTAGGCGCGTCGATTGACGTAACTCTTGGCGACGGTCCAGAGACATTTAGCCGATGCACAGACGTTCAACCAGTTGAATTTGCGGGGCGGTAGTCTGTGCTGTCCTGCACGCGCTGCCGCCTTTGGGCAGCGCGTCAAGGAAAGTACGACTTAGAATATGCAACCAAACACAGACAAAGAAAAGGCAACGGTGCGCCAGAAAGCGCCGGATAACCCAAACATGAAAACAGACACACAGGCAGACACGCAGCGACTCGCCAAAGCAATCTATGGCGAGGACAGCCCCGAATATAAAAGCACAAAGGCAAGCGCACCGGAAACGCGCATGTGCACCCATCCAGAGGATGACATTTGCTCAATGTGCTTGCCAAGAACGCGAGCGCACTCATCCGCGTTACCGTGGTTTACCGTGGCAAGCCCGAAACCGGATGAATTGCACCCAATGGTTTCGATCTGGAGCGGCACAGAGACACGCGAAAGCATAGTGTGTAATTCATGCACCCCGGCAGATGCGAAGCTAATAGTCGCCAGCGTCAACCAAGCCGACAAACTGGCCGAGGCGTTGAGCCGGTTCACTGAAGCCTATCGCATGCAAAGCGACCATGACCTTGAGTGCGCCGAGGCTGAAGCGAGCAAAGCCC